AGTAGATCACAAATCCTTTATTGCCGGAAAAGATAAACCTAATCTCTTTATCAGCCTTTACGATGTTTGGGTAATGCTTGCCAACGGATACGATGACTTCCCAATCGGTGCTTGGACACCACTCGACCATGTGACACTTCCCCCAAAGGTAGAGAAGTTCCTACGCAAAGACAATGTAACCCCAATCGCTATGTCACCTCATGGAGTAAGACAGCTAACCGAAAAGGGTATTGAGTGTGAGTACGCACCTCACGCAATAGACACTAAGGTTTACAAGCCAACCAGCAAGATAGGCAGACATGAGATAAATGCCTACATGGGACTAGAGCCAGATAACTTTGTCGTTGGAGTTGTTGCCGCTAACAAGGCATCAGGTCTAGTTCACCGCAAAGCCTTTGGAGAACTTATCTTTGCTTTTAGCTTGTTTGCTAAAGCTCATCCTGACGCTGTGCTGTATCTACACACAGACGCAGTTGGTCAAGCTGGTGGATGGAACTTGCTCAACATTCTCAACTCAACAGGAATACGAAAGGATCAAGTAATCTTTCCCAACCCTAATGACTACCGCTTTGGATTAGCTCAGCAAGACCTAGCCGCACTTTACTCACGCATGGATGTTTTACTAGCACCTAGCTTTGGTGAGGGCTTTGGGGTTCCAGCAGTCGAGGCTCAAGCCTGTGGCACTAGAGTCATTGGCTCAAACTGGGCAGCAACCCCTGACCTAATCAGCGAGGACTCTTGGCTTACCGATGGACAGCTAACTTGGGATGCAGGGCAAGACGCTTGGTGGATGACCCCCAGCATCTCTAGCTTGGTCAACGCTCTTGAGGAAGCCTACAAGGTCGAGCGTGGCCCATCACAGGTAGCCATAGACTTTGCCAGCAAGTTTGATGTTGAAAAGGTTTGGGATGAGCATTGGCTACCAATACTCAAGAAGCTTCTCAAATAGACCTAGTAGTAATTGGGTCATCGCTAGGCAGGGAAAGCTGGCTGGCAGATTGCTCGGCTTCAATCAAGCGCAATCACATCGCAGTCATTAGCTTTGGATTTGAGCTTGCCAAAATTGGCTGGGTTATGGATAACACCAATGCCAATAGATTCTTGTTTCTGCAAGACTCTTGGGTAATCAAGGATGAAGCCTTCTGGGACTTACTTGATTCCACTACTGGCTCAGTTGCCCTAACCGCTGATCCATACTTCTTTGGCTGTTACGCAGGTGTCTATCAGCGTTCGGTGATTGAGCAGATAGGCGTTCCAGTAATTACTACCAAGCGTGAAGCAATAGATAATGAGATTGCTTGGCATCAAGACTATGTGAAAGTAGCAGGTGAGCCTTTGGTCTTATTCCCTAACTTGAAAGATTCCAACTCAACAAGACAAGTAGAAAAGCATGGGAGAACTAACCTAGTGCTAGAGAATGACTACATAGCTAAATACAAAGGAACTTGGAAATGATTGAAAACCTAATAGTCCCAGTCCTCAATCGCTATGACCTACTTCAGAGGATGCTCAACAGCGTGGATGTCCGAGTTGACCACCTGCTAGTAATTGACAACGGAGCAAGCCATCAGACAGCCCTGACCCTTGACCTTGGGGATAACTTCAAGAAGGTCACACACCTACCAATGCCGGCTAATCTCGGCGTATCAGGATCATGGAACTTGGGGATAAAGTCCTTCCCTTACGCTCAACGCTGGTTCATAGTTTCTAACGATGTGGTCTTTGAGCGTGGTGCTTTAGAGAAACTCTCACAGGCTCGCAGGGATGAGATAACCCTCACAGGCGATGCACCCCATTGGCAAGCTTTCGCTTTGGGTGATGAGGCTGTTTCCGACATTGGGCTGTTTGATGAGTCACTATTCCCTGCCTACTTCGAGGACAATGATTACTCTCGCAGGGCTGAGTTTGTCGGTGTGAACATTAGGCTGTTAGACATCAAGGTCAGACATGACAACAGCTCGACCATCAAGGCTGGTTACATGGAAAAGAACGCTGTCACCTATTCCAGAAACGAGAAGCACTACCAGTCTAAAATGGACAGTAATGATTACTCGGCAGGTGGTTGGTCATTAGACATAAGACGAGAGAACGGCTGGGAATGAACTTAGTTTACACAGGTGGGACTTTCGATTTATTCCACGCAGGTCATGTTAGATTCTTGCAACGCTGTGCCGAGTTAGGCGATGTGGTTGTTTCCCTGAACACCGATGAGTTTATTGAGGAATACAAAGGCAAGCCACCAGTCCTAAGTTTTAGCGACAGGCGTGAGGTGCTTAGATCGTGTCGCTATGTTGCCGAGGTCATAACCAATTCAGGTGGGCCAGACAGCACTCAAGCAATAAATAGTGTAATGCCTGACATAATTGCAATAGGCTCGGATTGGGCTGTCAAGGATTACCACAAGCAAATGAACTTTGACCAAGATTGGTTAGACGCTAGAGGCATTGCCCTTATCTACATTCCTTACACCAGGGGAATAAGCTCAACAGCCATCAAAGAGCGTATGCTTTTTAGAAGATAGAATAGAGAACATTATGGCAATTACTCAAGGCTATGCCTCACTTGCTCAAGTCAAGGCAGCACTAAGAATCACAGACAGCGTAGATGACACCCTGCTAGAGATGGCAATTGAGTCAGGCTCTCGCGCGATTGACGGATACACCAACCGCAGCTTCTCAGCTACTGGAACAGCTACCAGAATCTTTACCCCAATGGATTACCTACAAGTTGAGATTGACGATCTAATCACGCTCACCCAACTAAGAACCAAGTCAGATGATGATGGTAGCTTTGACCAAACTTGGACTGCTAACGATTACCAGCTCGAACCCCTAAACGGCAGAGTTGACGGATTGCCTACCTCATACACTCACATCAGAGCTGTTGGCGATTACTTGTTTACCCAATGGGAAGGTGAAGCAACTGTCGAGGTCACAGGAACTTGGGGATGGTCAGCAGTCCCAATCGCTGTAACTCAGGCTTGTGTCATTCAGTCCAGCCGAATCTACAAGCGACTAGACAGCCCTCTCGGAGTGGCAGGTATCTCTGACATCGGAATCATGCGAGTCAGCAACCAGCTCGACCCAGATGTCGCACAGCTAGTCAGTCCTTACCGCAGAATCAGGTTTGCATAGTGGCAAGCATCAGCCAGCTAAGAACGGCTATCGCCACTAACCTTGCTACTATTACTGGACTACGCACTAGCGCAGAAATGCCAGATAACCCCAACCCACCAATCGCCCTGGTTAGACCAACAAGTGTGGACTATAACCAAGCCTTCAATAAGGGTCTTACCCTTTACAAGTTTTCCGTTGTTGTCATTGTAGGCAGGGCAGCGGAAAAGTATGCACAAAGATCGCTTGATGCCTTCTGCTCTAGCACAGGAGCCTCAAGTATCAAGAACGCAGTAGAATCAGATAAGACACTTGGTGGTTACGCCTATGATTGCCGAGTGACTGAAATGACAAATTACACACCCATCCAAATGAATGAGGGCACTTACTTAGCGGCTGAATTTGCTGTTGATGTATTTGCCGATTAGGAGAACATAAATTGGCAAAATTCGTAGCAACCGACTATAAAGTCACAATCAACGGAACCAACCTCAGCACTTCGCTGGCATCTGTTGAACTTCCAATAGAAATAGATGAGCAGGAAACGACCAGTTTTGGCTCTGAGTGGAGAACGAGGATATCAGGGTTAAAATCTGGCTCTATTACTCTTGAGTTTCACCAGGACTTTGCTTCTGGCGCACTCGACTCTATCCTTTGGCCTCTACTTGGAACTAACGCAACTGTTGTTGTAGTCCCAACTTCAGGAACTGTTACCTCATCGAACCCGAGCTATTCAGGTTCATTTTTGGTTACACAATATACTCCCTACGCTTCAACGGTAGGGGACCTGGCAACCGTCAGTATTTCCTGGCCGCTAACCGGGGCATTAACTAGAGCAACAGCTTAGAGCCATGCAAATCCCTTTCAAAGTTGAGTTTGTAGATGGTTCTAAGGAATCAGTTGTATGTGGCACACCGGACTTTATCGCTTTCGAGGATAAGTTCAACCTTGCTGTAACAACGATTCAGAAAGACCCACGCCTGACTTACCTTGCCTACATTGTTTGGAACGCCCTACGCCGCAGAAAGCAAACTGACAAGAGCTTTGAGGACTTTGTTGACACCCTTGAAAACATCGAGGGTGACGATACAGACCCAAAAGTAAAGGCATAAAGGGGCTGGGAGAAAAAAGCTCCCACCTCTTTATTGCAGCCTTAGCTTGTGAAACAGGGATAGCACCATCGGTGCTGATGCAGGAATCCGAACGGATGCTGTTTACTATGCAGA